AAAAGCATTTGTAAATCGCTTGGTAGATAAAAACGAACCTTGAAAAGCAACTCCATATTTGCTTGTGATTGCCGCAAGCATCTGGATTAATTTAATCGCCGGGAATAATTCATTGAACCTTACTGCGCCATCGTTTGTATTTAGGTCAGTAGACTCTCCGTCATTGTATGTTACATTCCTATCAAATATTAATGGGTATCGTATTTTGAAATCTGTTGAGCCGTCCGTGATTCTGTTCTTTACTTCCGTCGGTGTAAAGTCATGCTTTAAACTATTCAAGTAATTCAAATCTACAAGCTTATCGCTTCCGAACTTATCCTTTAGGCTTGTAAGGTTTCCGTAAAATGTTACTTGGTAGCTGTGCGCTTTGTTGTCTTTTACTTCGCTTTTTTCTAAGGATATTTGACCTTCTCTAAACGTAGTTAAATCAATCTCAATGAATGCAGCTCTCCGAATGTTTTGGTCTATCGTTTGCGTTAAATCGTTTTGGTAAAAATGATTGAAGATTGCATTATTATTGACTGAGGCTGGAACCGAGAAGCTTTGCGAGAAGTCCGTAAATACTTTGCTTATATCTTGGATATTTTGCTGTGTGCTTTTTACCGTGATTTGCTCGTCATCAAACAAGTCAAGTTTTTGCCCTTCAATATATACCGATACTCCTCTCATTAGGTTACGTTGTTTATTAGGTCAAATGCAAAGTCAAAGTCAAGGGTGTAGTTCATCGTGCCGTCATTCAATCCAGTTTGTTTTACTAAAGATTGCGTTTTAACTTTTGCTGGAAAAGCATTCGTGTTTCTGTCGTAATCCAAAACCGTGACATGCTCGCTTAGCATCAATTGTTGAATGTACTCGGCATATCCATCGTTAACAAAGCCGCTGTTTAGTTTGATAGATTCGTTTCCTGTTCTATTGAATTGCCTAATCTGACCACCGTCTCCAGTTGCACTATATGGCAAAGTCTGGGGATTGAATTTGTACTCGTTGCTTTTTACCGTTGTTGTTTTTTGGTTTACTTTAAAGAAGAACATTCTTGACCATGAACCGTATTTATTCACAAAGTCAACAACTATCGGGCTATATTTAGGCTCGCATTCAGGCTTAAACGTTGCAGTCCAAACCACGTTTGAGCTTGTGTTAATCATTTCAACCTTATTGCCATGCGCAAGGTTTCCAGTATATACCCTGCCGAATACCTTAACTCCAGCAACGCTTATCGTTATCTCGTGAGTTGCCCCTGTGCTTAGATTTGTGTATCTTATTTTTTCGCCTACCGCTACTTCGGCATCAAAACTCCCAGCAAGCGCATTTATTTGCGTTGTACTGAATGAACTATCATAATGATATAGGTATGTGCCTTCGTCAAGCAAAACGTTTTGATGCGCTCTATTCTGCCCTTCCATGTATTCTGAGTATCCATTTACGAATTGCCCTGTTTCCGTTCCGGCGGATGACTCAACCCCACCAATAGTTTTAAATTTTTCCGCTTTATAATTGACAACAAAGTTTGAACTGGTTGCAGTATCAAAAAAGTTTGCCGTGTCGTAATCGTAAGCGCCAAAAGTAAAGTATTCTCTAACGTATGGCGATATATTATAATAAGTAGCCGTAATATTTGATGACGGTATTTTTTTGCTTAACGTATATTGAGGGTCTGTTGTAAAACTTGACGTATTTGATAAATATAGTTTAACTTTTGTTTCGGTTTGGTCTGTTTCGTCAATCTGTATAATATATGGAGACCTTGCTAATTTAACGCTCATTTGCTTAATCTTTTAAAATTTTCTTTTGTTATTTGGTCAAATAGGTTTTCAACTTCTAAACCGTATTTATCTACAAGCTCATCTGGCAACCTTTTAAAGAACTTCTCAAACGGCTTTGTAAAAAACAATGTTGGTTTTATTCCCTTCTCAAATATGCTTCGAGCAATCAAAAAATTAAGGCTCTTTCTCTTTATAAATCTGCCTTGCTTATCTCTTGGCGCAATTCCTTTACGAACTCCCCACTTATCAAATGCTTTAGGCGGCGGCATTTTGTTAGTGTATTTGTATCCATCTAAACTCTTACCACTTTTTTTACCTTGCACTCCCCTATCTTGATAGAAACCGTATTCCTCCATCTCGAAACTAATCTGAACTGAGTTCTTTGATTCCTTGACAGTTGATTTCAGGCTATCTCTTAGCCTACCGCTTGTGTTCTGACTCGAAAGATTTTTCTTTGCCTCTCGGATTACATTATCTCGAAAGTCATTTAACAATTCTTGTATGGATTTAAATTGAGCCATTAGCAAATAGTCATGTCATTAGGAATAAGGATGTCACATGTCATTGTAAAGCCTCCGAGCTTGTTTTCAAAGCGCTCAGTAAAAGGCTCACAAGTTACGTTGCCGTCTACTTGGAATTTATCGCTGTATAAATCTCCTCTTCTTAAAAGCTCATAGCATCTGTTCTGGACGGCAAGCATTGTATTAAGCACCCACAGCTCGTTATCGTTGCCATCGAATTTATTTGGGCTTTCGTCTTTTGATATGTCAGTAATATCCATCGCAAGGATTGAAATATTGAACCTAATTATGTTCTCCTCAAAAGTTGCCGTATTGACAATCAAATGTACAAGCGGAAAGATGGTCTGTTTTGCCAAGTCGATTTCAAAGATGTCGCCTTGAGTTACGGTGTTGATTATTGGGTCATTCTCAAAGTGCGTTTTTAGTTTGTCTATAATATCAAAATAATTCATCTTCTCATTTGTTGTTTAAGTTCGTTTGCTTCGATTTCGTTTTTTTGTTTTTCGAACGTGAGATAGGTGAGACATTTAGTAAGTCTGTATCCTGTAACTTTGTCAAACTTGGTAACATCTCCTTTAGCGAGAGCATAGATGCTTGAATACCATCCCCATTGTTGTCCGAATAAATACCTTTCGCTGTATTGCTGGAATTGGTCATCGTCTTCAGTTCTTTCTGTAAATAACTGAGAGTAAGACTTAGTAATTCGCTTCCTAAAGTCCAAAAAAAAAGCGAGGCACTTATTGCTACATCCAAAGGAGCAAAGCGCATCAATTCTTGCATGTCTTCATTAGGCTCGTAATCTACAATAGAATACTTATCTTTTTGCTTTTCTTTTATTGGTCTATACATTACAGCCATAGCCTTATGGTAGGTTTCCCAATTCTGCAAATGGTTTTCTAAATCGACGTATTCCCCGAATGTAATCTCGTCAAGTTTCGGTATAAAGCCGAATTCAATATTTTTAATTTTGAAATGCCTTACAAGTTTTGGCTTTTCGCTAAACACCTTTGTAAAATGCGTTATCAATTCGTTTAAATCCTTCATTTTTATTTTACCCACCTCAGATAAATCTATTCCGCAGAATATTTGTATCATCTTTTGAGCGATGAACTCCTCATCATTGGAAGCCTCTTTCGTCTTTACGAATCTTTGATACCTTGAAAGCGGTATTTCGCTCAATGATGTTGGTAATAATAAATCTACTTTCATGTCTATATAACCGTTTATTTTTTGTTTTGTATACCCTAAAGGATAGAATATTCACCAAAGTTTTTATTTAACCCTATTGTTTCCATCTCATGGTAGCGAACCGCATCCAAAGCGTGATTAAATTTATCAATAGGTTTATTCAGTTGCTTGCCTGTTTTATCCTTATCCCAACAATAGCTCCGCAGCTCTTTGATTAGGTTTGTGCTTTGAGAGGTTACTAAATAATCTTGCCTTTGCATTACATCAATTCCGTAATTAACTGAATCCTTGCCTTTCGTTACGCCTTTTATCGTGATTCCGTAGCGTTGTATATCTGCGATTGATTTAGGCTCGGCAGAATCTGCATATACTGGAACGTCTTTGGGTAGGGTTTTAGAAATGTCTGAATTGAGCAATCCTGTTTGATAAGTCATCTCATCAAGAATGCGCTGCTCGTTGTATTTGTAAACTGCAATTATTGCCGTAGGGTCTGCTGAGTATCCAAAGTCTAACCCTATGCCTATCAATCTCGCCTCCTCAGGTATCTTGTCAATTGTCTTGTAGTTCGTGAATACTGCGCCTTGCAATTGACCGACCTTGCCCTCTCCGTAAACCGTCCACCAGTTGCTCCAGTATGCGCTTGTCTTTGCTTTTAAGCGATTCTTTTCTATTTGTTGAACGATGCCCTTATCAAGCGCTTGATTGTCCTTGTAGGTTAAAATTATAAAATCGGCATCGGGTTCGTCTTTTAGTTCTTTATGAACCCAAAACTCATTGGCTGGATTAAAATCAAGGTAGACGCACCGCTTTGTTCTAATTGACAGCTCGTTGTAAGCCTCAAAGGTTACATTGTTGCACTCGTTTATGTATAAAATATCCCTCCTCGCTCCTCTGAGTTTACTTGCATCGTCTGCACTAAAAAACTCAATAAAACTTCCGTTTCCAAATTCGTATTTTAGATGGCTCTTGTTAAATCTATCTTCATAGAATCGATTTATGGATTTCATTATCTTGATAAAATCTCTCAATGCTCCCCTCCTTAGATGAGGTATTGATTCGGCAACGATGCTTATTTCCATTCCCGTTGTTTGCGCTGCCCTATGAATAAGTATCGGGAGTATTCCAAACGTTTTACCAGCAGATGTTCCGCCTTGGATTATCTTGATTCGCTTTTTGAGAGCGATTATTTTATTCACTGAAGTCGTCCTCTGTAACATCAGGGAATAAAGGTTGCTCTATATTTGTTTGTTCGATTTGTTGCAATGGCGCACCGTATGCACTATCCATCAATTTTTGGTAGGCTTGGGTGTCTCCCTCCCTTGCCTTTTTGATTAGAGCTAAAGTCATTAAGTCCTCTTGGCTCATATCTTCTAATTCGCTTGTTAAAGGATTCTTTAAATTCTGCTCAACGGATAGCCATTTCTTAGCTATTGTGCTTCGGTTTTTACTTCCAACAGGTCTGCCCTTTGGGTTTCCGCTTTGCCCTTTTTTAAATGGTATTAGATTCTTGTTAGACATTGTTCGTGTTTTTGTATGGTTTACCGTTTATCTTTACTAGTAACGCACTATCAAGCTTTATCATACGGTCTACTATTACTTGACAATATTTCTCATCTAATTCCATTCCGTAGCATTTGCGTTTAAGTTGATGAGCCGCTACCATTGTGCTACCACTACCTAAAAATAAATCAAGAACTACCATTCCTTTTTTACTTGAATTATTTATAGCGTTTTGAATTAATGGTATTGGCTTCATTGTTGGATGTAAATCGTTTTTCAGCGTTCTTTGAAATTCCCATATATCTTCTTGTTTGTATCTTTCTCCATAAAAACTATTATTCGGGCAGCCATATATAATTGGCTCATATCTACTTTTGTAATCTTTACCACTTAAAGTCGCTTGATTTTTTTTCCAAATTATTATTGACTTCCATTCAAAACCCATTTCTTTTAGAGGATTTAATAATAAATTTAATTTTAAATCACAAAAACTAAAATACCATCCTCCATTATTAAACAACAAAATATTAGATAAAACTTGTTTCATAAAATTTATAAAATCATTATCTGACATAGAATCGTTTTTTATTTTATCGTGTTTTGCATTTGCTCCTTTATGATGCAAAACTTCTAAGCCATCTTTAGTTGTGTTACTTAATTCTTGTCCTTTAAAATCAACATTGTACGGTGGGTCAGTAAAAACCATATCTGCCTTTTCTTTATTCATTAGTTTAGCAACCGTATCTGAACAAGTACTATCTCCACAAAGTAATCTGTGTTCTCCTATCTCTATTAAATCGCCAAGTACAATGTCCGTTTTTATTTCGTTCGGCATTTCGTAATCGTCTTCCTCCGCCTCAAGTTCTTGCACCGCTAAATCAACAGGCAAATCTAAACCCCAATTTTCCAAATCTTCAATATCAAATTCATTTGCTAAAGCATCCCAATCCCATTCCCCTGAACTTAGGTTGTCCTTTACTATAAACTCCCTCTGTTGTTCCTCTGTTAATGAGCTTGCTTTGATTATGTAAACTTCTTTTAATCCAGCCTCTTTACAAGCTCTTAATCTTTGGTTGCCTCCGAGTACAATGTTATCGTCATTTACTATGATAGAACGCAGCTGAAGCATCCACGGAGCTTCTTTGATTGACTTAACTAATTTTCGGAAGTCATCATTCTTAATAACTCTTGGATTATTTGGGTTATTCTTTACCTCAGATATTTTTACCTTTTCTATTTGCATTATTCGTATGTTTCAAAAACCGTCTTCATTTTGTTATGGATTTCACGTAGACAGCTTGCGCAGTTTGTTGCGTTTGTTTTTACTCTAAAGATACGGCTGTATATTTTTATCATTTGGTCTCTTTCACTTGGGCGGTAGGTTGTAGATGCTTTTGCAAACCATTCCTTTAACCATTTGTATTCGTCTTCCAATAAGCAATCAGGTTGCTTTGTGTTTCTGAATAATTCGTTGAGTTTTTCCTTACGTTCATCGCATCCGCAGTCCTCTCCAAGAATAAACTTGGCAACCTTTGCAGCTCCTGTTTTTTCCAATACCTCCTCTACTATATCTCCGACTCCTTTCTTGGGTTGCTTTCTTGGCTTCCGTTTTTTTGTTGTTTTACTCATCTTCTTTGTTTTGTTTTAGTTTGTGTTCTGCGTATTCTTCCATAGCATCCAATACTGCTTGTTTACTTTGTTTAATCCATCCTTTGCGAATCCCATTTTCTTTAAGTTTCTTGTCTAATATATCTTCTTTACTCATTTTCTATTTTTTTGAATATGATTATTTTATACTTGAAAATATTAAAGATACGCTTTACTATGTATTCAGGTTTCATGTCGTCCGGTTAAATACACAAAAGCGATTCCATTACATCAATCTCCTTTTGCGTTTGTGTATCCGCTTTTAGGTTGCCTACAAGCTTGCTTTTTAATCTGCGTATCTCCTGCTTGATGTACTTGGTTCTATATGTTGTTTTCTCCTCTTGCTTCTGGACTATGTATCCGTGTTCCTCCAGCAGCTTGATGCTCTCCTCAATCTTTGCTTGTTGCTCTCGGTAGTGATTAAATATTTGATTATCTATTGCCATTGTTTTTTAGTTCTTTGTATATTCCTTTCTCTGATTCGCTTAAAGATGCAAAGTTGTATATCTGATCCTCAAGCATTTCCTTTTCAGTTGTGTAGTACGGTTCGTCTTTATGCCCCAAAGGCGGAGCATAACGCAACCTAACTTTGCGCCTGTTGCTTTTGCTGTTCCCTATTTTTACCTCTTTATATTTCATTTAATTGCAATGCTCTCCGTCATCTTTGTAATCTTCGTTTTTCCTTAGGTCATCCATTTTAAGCGAACAAACCTTTTTGCTGTTTAATTCAACCATGTAA